ACCCATTGTAGGGCCAAATGGAGCAAGAAACTCCATTTCACTTTTAGGCTCATATATAATACTCATCGGGCTGAACCACTAACATCATATATAAACTTACCACTGCGAATAGCTTCCATTATCTCATCGGAATGCTTTTCATATTCCTGTGGTGACATTGCCTGAACCTGCGACTCTTTTAAATAAGTGGAAGATTCTTTTGTTTGAGGTGTGCTTCTTGAGCCTTTATTAGACACCGCTTCAGCAGCACCTTTAGTCGTCTTAGTTTTCTTTTCACTTGTTATACCTTTGTCAACTTTGTAAAGGTCAATTGCTCTAGCGGCAGACCTTGCATCATTATCATTTTCATACAGTGCATCCTGCACCCATTTAGGTTGTTCTTCAGCCCATGCATGAAAATCATCACTATCACGAATGTCTCCAAAGTCAGGATGAAGTCTCATTAACTCTGCTTCAGCCTTTTCTTTTGTAGCAGACATTTGCATTTCATCAATTGCTTTCATACGTTCTTCCAGTGCTGTTGACTGTTCACGTGCTTTTTTCATAGCAATTGTTTCAACAATAGCAGCTACATCTGGATAAGTTGTAGCCCACTCTTCAATGTCTTCATCAGACTTGGGCAACTTCATCTCTTTTTGTGCAGCAATAGATAGTTGACTTTTTAAACTCTCTATTTCTTTTTTAAGTTCTTCTGCCTGTTTTTGCTGATGTCTACGTAAATCAGAGTAGCGTTTTTTAAATGTTCGCTCCTCTGCGCTTGTAGGTTCTTCTTCTTCTTTTTGCTCTGGCTCTTCTACTTCACCTTGCTGTTCTTTTAGTAGTTGTTCCAGTTCTGCTTCTTCTTTTTTAATCCGTTCTTCTTGCGAATACGGTTTACTTACAAATGCAACTTTCTTTTCTGGTTGCATTTCTTCTGCCATAATAGCTTGTTCAGCCATTTCTTTTCTCCTTATGGGGCTAACCGTAGCCAGTGTTGGGGGGTTAGGTAGCCATTGATATGTGGATTATTTTTTAGAAGCTAACCCACTTTGCTTCATCTGTTGGGCAAGACCACCCTTATTAAAGATGCCACCGTAGTCTTGCATACCACCACCGTAGCCTCCTAAACCTGCTACAGTGCTACCTACATCTGGTCCACCACTATCATCACCATAAGATAAACCTGCACCTGCTCTACCTCTTTGTTGTGCAGCAGCCTCTGCCTTTGCCGCATCTTCCGCTGCTTTTTGCTCTGCCTTTAACTCTGCAGTTGTCTTTGGTGTTCCATCTGCTTTTGTTGCACTAATTCCAAATACACTAGCTTGTGCAGCAGCCTGTTTGCGTTCTTCTCTTCTTTCATTTCCTATTTCCATAGCATACGCTTTAGAAATTTCACGCTCAAGAGATACCTGCGATTTATTTCTTGTATTACCTCTTCTATCAGTAAAGGTAGTAGAAATTTCTAATCTATTTGCTTCTGAACGCAAAGAATCCATTATCTCTTCTTGAGATTTAGTTTTTACTTCAACCTCTCCATCTTTACCTGTAACTTCTTTCGTGTAAAAATCAGACATTTTTTCAGTTACGGATTTAAATGTATCTGCTATCTGCTGTTGTTGTAAGTCACTTAACTGGTCAAGTGCAGTTTTTCCAATGCTAAATTCACCCTCACCTCTAAACTCATCTAACACACCACCTAATACAGCACCTGCATGTTGTTTATCACCAGCTAAATATCCCATTGCTTGTCCTGCTTTTCTACCCATTTGTGTAAGAACACCTGTTGCACTTCCAGTAAAGAAAGCAGCAATAGCAGGACCAACCTCTTTAAGATTTGCCATTCCAGCAGCAGATAAAGCAGTTTTTAAATCTTTATTTTTAATTTTACCCCTATCATACGCAACACCTGTTGCATCTGTTGTACTAGGTACAGAGGGAGAAGACGATTCGTCATCTTGTTGTTGCTGTTGTTGTGCAGTGGGAATAGCTTTTGGAGTTTCTGTAGCTGGTTTTTCAGTAGGAGTATAATTTTCTTTTCTAACAAATCCTTCTGGTATTTGTGTTACCCCCGGAATAAAATTAATTTGTCTTTCTGCGCCTGTTTTTGTATTTACAATAGTAATAAGCTGTGCTGCCCCACCACCTTGACCACCTCCTAAGAAATCTCCTATACCCGGAACTGGAGATTTTGGAAGTGTAGGAACAGGAGGCTGCACTGGTCCTTGTACTGGCGGTTGTATAGGCGGCATTACAGGGGCTGGTGCGGGTGGTATTATAGGAGTTATAACTGGTGCAGTATATTGAGATTGTCTTTGCCCACCCGGTGTAAAATTAACGCCTGTAGGTGGCACAAAAGTTCCTTGCTGTGCTTCAACAACTCCACCTTGTGCAAATTCTACCATACCATCATCTTCCATGTCAAGGTCTGACATGTCAAAAGGAATGTCATCAGGAATAACAGCTTCATCTGAATTACCCATTTGACCCATCTTGTCCATCATTTCCAAACCACGTTTTGCCTCTTGTCGCATTTGCATTAGTTTTTCAAGGCCAATGTATCTTACAACATCTGCTGGAAATACAAACTCGCCCTCACTAAGCTGGGCAGGAATATCGTCACGAACTTCTTCTTGCATAGAACCTACAGGCACTTCATTACCTGACTCTGGGTCAACTGTACCGCCTTCTTGCATCAGGCCACCTTCGTCAAATGCACCCTCTATAGGTTCAAACAATTCCATTTGTTTTGACATGCCGCCTTTAGCAAAGTCTTGTGTTTGGTCAATTGTTTTGGCTACAAGATAGTCATCCATTACCATACCGCCTTCTGCAAATTTTTTACCTAAAATAGTTTCTACTTCATCTCTGTAGGGTAAATCTGTTACGCCCATTTCTTTTTGTATAGCCCGTGTTTCCTCACGAGATAAAACTCTATTAACTTTCATGTCACCGCCAACAACCCACTGGTCGCTGTCAGCCTGTCCGTCAGAATACCTATAGCTACCGCCTTTAGGCACATAGTCATTAATGTCTGACCTTCCTTCTTTTGCCAACATAGACTGATAATCTATATCATCAGCCATTTCAACTTCAGCAAATACTTGGTCTTCTGCTCGTCTTTTTACGTAAAACTGCTTGCCTCTACGTTTAATAGCCTCTGGTGTTATACCAGCTTTAATAAGTTTATCTGCTTCTTTTTTTGTTATTTTTAAATCTTGTGGACCTAAATGTGTGGCTACAGGTGCTTGACTAGCATGAAACCCCGGACGTGCAGCAACTGCTGTTACTCTACCAAAAGGTGCTTCTTCAGTTCGTTTTGTACGATTTGTAATAAAACCTTCATTTATTAATTTTTTACGTGTTTCTTCGTCTGGTATTATTATAGAGTCACCTGTGCCTTTTGATTTTTCTCCCGGAATAACTTTAGAAAAAGGTTTTGCATTTGGCCCTAATTCATTATACTCTTTTTTAGTAATTTCTTCGTTATCTAAATAATATTTTGTAGGTGTTCTTTTTGCACCTTTTGTAGGCACATAAAAACTTTCTTGCGAACCTGCTTTTCTTTTACCTTTAAAAGCTACATCTGGAAAATTAGCCTCTAAAAATTCACCCTGTTTTATTTCTTTATTTGCATCTACAAAAAGGGGATAGAGTTTATCATCTTCACCTTTAACAAAAAGTTTATAGGCTTTACGTGTTTTGTTAAACTTGCGTAAACCTTTTGCTACTATATCACCACCTGCAGGGGCAAGACCAGCCAAACCAGCGAGAGCCTCAATACCTGCACCTGTATAGTCACCTTCTTTTAAATCACGAGAAACATTTCTTACTGCAATACCTTCGCTAACACCGGGAATAGATTCTACCGCAGTCTCACCTGCAAATCTACCTGCACCTTTTAATGCACTCATCTGCTCATCAATGCGTTTTCTTTTTGAACGTGTGTCGGCTATATCTTCCTGTATAGCTTCTTGCATCTGTTCATTCAGAGCCATGTATTTCATCCCGTAGGTATTTAAGTTTACGTAAAGCTGTGATAGCACCTTGTTGACGGTGCATCATTATTGTATCATCTGATTGTTCTAACACCTTTTGATGTTGCTCAATAGCTAGGTCTATGTAACTACTGAATGCTTCCCACTGGCGGTTGTTGCTCACCAGCGGCTTCAGGCGGCTGAGTACCTGCTGCTTGTCTACCATTACTACTAAATCCTTGTTCACCCGGAACTGGTGCTTGACCAGTGCCTATTGTTCCACCACCAGCACCACTAGTGTCCATAGCATCTGCACCTGCAGGTGGCGGTGTCATTCCCGCCTGTTCTTGCTGTGCTGGTGCTTGAAACTCTTTCATAAGTTCTGCTTGAAGTGCTGCTTCACTCATGTTGTTGGTTACTTTGTCGGGGTCAAGGTCCATTGATTTTGCAATCTCACTAATAATATATTGAAACTTTGCAAAAGGTGCAAGTGCAGGACTACTTGCTATTTGAAGGAACTGCATAAGTCTTTGGCTACGAACCTCATTAGCCATCAAACTTTCTGTGCCACGTGCCTTTACTTCTAAGTCACCTTTAATCTCTGGGTCAAAATCAAACTGCATATTAAATCTAAAGAACCCTTCTCCCAAAGGACGCAATAGATAATCATCTACATTTTTAATAACAGTTTTAATACTGCCACTTGCAGCGTTCATTAACATTGATATACCAGAGGCAGTTCTACCTACGCCTGATATACCTGTTTGTCCATGTGCAAATGATGGCAATCCTGTTGACTCATCAGCAAGCTGACGGGCTTTATCAAACAGCATCATATTTTCTTGTGACACATTAGGAAACTTAGTTCCAAATATTGCTTGACCCGGTGCGCCACCTTGTCTACGGAATACTTTACCCGGATACAGTGTCAAGTCTTGACCCGGCACTAAGTTAGTTTCATCAACCTCTACTAACATGTTACCTGATAGAACAGCATTATCAACTGCCATTCTCATAAAACCATTCATTAATGTTTGAGTATCATCCATGTTTTCTGCTATACCCACACCAAAGAATGAATATGGATTTAATTCAAATGGTGCTGCAGCGTATGGAATTTTAGCAGGTTTAAATGGATTAAGAACCATGCGAAGAAGTTTGCCATTACATATCCAGACGTTAGCTTGTAATTCATCAAACTCTTTTAGTTCATCTGGTATGTTAACATTTTGCTCCTCAAGCATCTCTGTATCAACCATGCCCCAATACTCAAGGACTTCAAAACGGTCAATGCCGTGTTCTGGTGCGTAGTCAGATAAATCATCTTCCCAATATTTTTTGTTATAGTTTTCTCCAAAGGATATTACTTCATCAATTACCTGTCCTCTAAAGTATGGACGTTTTTTAAGCATACGCATTTGTGAGCGAGACATTTTGTGACGCTCAATAACAAACTGCGCTTCATCCATATTGTTTGCATCTGGGTCTGGATAGAAGTTCCAGACAGACACATGGTCTACTTGAGGAACTGTTTTAAACAGTGGGTCATACTCACCATCATCATTCCAGTTTGGATATTCTTTATCTTTAGCAAACGGACCTTTCATAATGCCAGTACCAAACAAAGCCATTTCAAATGAACTGCTTCGTAAGTTTTTGTTTGCACCAGACTCTTCTAACTGGTCGTGTATTTTCTTCTGCATCTTTTTAGCTGCAATCATAGCGGGGCTAAATTCAATAGCAGTGGGTGTTTTACCCGGACCTTCTTTTAATTTTTCTTGAACGGGTTCAAGTTTATTTTGGAACACACCAAGTTTCTCAGTGAGACTTTTAGCTGTTGCGCCAGCAGGTAATTGCATTCCATCGCCCGGAAAGCCATACGGACTCGTAAGCGCAGTAGACGCTTGCATTTGTTCAGGTTCTTTTGGGTCAAAGTGTACATCGGCAACTACCCCTTCAGGAAGTTCTGTAGGCTCAATAGAAAGAGGAAACTTATTATTAGCAAATAAAACATCAACGATTTGACCATATGCAGCAAGTGTTTTAGTTTTAGTAACTTTGATAAATATGCGAGACTTTTCTGACTCAGTAAATTGAACATCTGGCCCATATAAACCTCTGTAATTTCTATAGGCACGTAGCCACCGTTCTTCATCCTGATAACGATAGTCTTCGGCTCGACCATATCGTTCCATTATAAAAGGAATAATGCTAGATACATCAGCATCAAATTCTACAGAATCATCTGTATCTTCTAACGCAATAGCATCGTCTTCAATCATGATGTCATCTTCAGCCATATTTTATTCCTTAATATCCAAAAGTAGCATCTGCAACTTGCATACCGCCACCGGGTCTACCCATAGGGTCATAATCAAATATACTAAATCTTGGACGTGACATTATACCATATCTTAACGCATCGTACAAGTGGTCTTCCGCTTTTGTGTCCACATCTTCTGGATTCTTTTTATCCAAGGGTATGGATGGTAGTTGGGAGATAATGTTTGTGCAACTATTAAAGAAAACAAGTCTAGGTTCTTCTGTAAATTCATCTACCTGTAAACGTCTGTGTATTTCATTCTTACCAG